TCAAAGCCCATACTTTCAGCGCGTATCCATCTATGTCTGTAACCGTCTGGTGCAGGCGGTGCATCAAGTGATGATGGAGGAGTCCAAACTTTGGGTCTTTCTACTTTAACCCTAGTTTCACTCGCGCGAGAAGTTTTTATTTTTTTATCTTGTTCCATATGCTTATCCCTCCTTCGCGGCTAATTGTTTCGCATACTCTTCGAGTGGCACACCTAATCGTTTAGAAATTGCTACCTGTGACGGTGTGAGTCTCACGGTTTTCTTGCGTCCTTTTCCGGCCGGACGTTTAGCACTTGCTACGTTTTGAACAGGTTGTTCTTTCGTAGGTTCTTCTACACTATCAAATTTGTGTGGGAATTCAAGCTTAATCCGTTTATTAACTTCAGAATAATATTCATCAGATTGTGGATCATAGCCCTCCTCTTCAACTAATTTTTTGTGTATATCAAAAGCAGTGTATGTCATGGCATTATCGGTGCCAAACCAAGGGTTTTTCGATGCCCAGGTCTCTGCTTTAGGGTCTATTTGTTGAGCAGCTTGTGCAAACTGGTCTGGTTGAGCCTGTGGTTGAGTAGGTGCAGCTGTCTTTTGTTGCTCGATTTGAACCTCTCTTTGTTCTTGAGCTTTCTTAATTTGCTTTAACCTAACCTCTTCCATAGCCATCTGTGCAATGGCTTTTTGTGCTTCTACCTGACCGTCAACGTTTTGTGACTCGACTGCTTGTTTATAAGCTAGTTGAGCTGCATCCATGCCTGTTTGAACTTTTGCTTCTAGTTCTTTGGTATAGTTGTTACCCAAAGCGTCATACTGACCTCTAACTTTTTCAGCTTGGTTTTGAAGTTTTTGAGCGTAAGCAATAGCTTCTTCTTTTTGCCTCTCAGCTTCACGCATTTTGCGTGTAAGTTTAGCTATTCGTTTTTGAACCCCTTCGCTGTAATCGTCCATTTCTTTTTTCTGTTCGCCAGCTTGAACATCAGACTGCTCATCAGGTTTCTCAGATGCGTCAGCGGACTGACTATCGTTTTCACTAATTTGTTCAACTTGGATCTCCTCCTCTAAAGATTGTTCTGGTGCTGGTGCATCAAGATCAATCTCAGTTGCTTGTTCATCGGTATCGCCGACATCGATTTTATTTTCGTCTTGCATAGATTATCCTCCTCTATGATTACATTGCGTGCAAGATATCTTCGGGATTACTAATAGTCCCTAATACCTCGTCATCGTTTAACATTCTTATCTCTCCACCATCAATCTCCATTCGTGATCCTGCATATCGTGCAAATATCACCCAATCTTTTTTCTTGCACCACGGTCCACTAGGATATTTATCTTTGTCCTTGTAACAAAGATCACCCATCTTCAATACGTATCCGACTTGCGTTGCAACACGTGCACGGTCTAATGTTTCTTGTGCAATAATAATACCACCTTTAGTTTCTTCTTTAACTTTAAAAGGCATGACTAGTAAACGCCAACCTGTTGGATTGGGTAACTTTTCTAAACTTGTTTTTTCTGGGGCTTCTTTAGCGGCTTTTTTGCTCGCATGATTTTTTATCTTTTTAACGTCTTCTTCTGCATCGTATTTATCTTCTAATGCGTGTGATGTTGTCTGGATCATCGTTTTTTGGCTCCTTTGGTTCTAGCAGGTTAGAGAGTTCCTGATTCATTAAGTCGATCGCGTGGATCTTACCTATTATATATTTGTATTCGCTCATATTGTCAATCCCTCCGTTTGCGAGGGTTTGAACGAGAGCGTCTAGCTGTTCTTGCATCGTCCTTTTGAACTTGTATATTACGTTTACTGGGTCTGTAGCTTCTGACATGTTTTTTATCCTTGTCTCCTAATTGCTCCCAAAATACATCGAGAGGGTTATCATTTTTTGACGAGACTGCCGCCAAAATATAAACCTATTATGGCGGATACAAGGTTGGTATCTAGTGGTGTGATGATTATTCCTCTATGTGCCATCGGCACCCACTTCATTACCTCTTTACCCTCTAAAAACAAAAACCCAGGTTTAAACTCAAGGTATCCCACGATAACTTGAGCCTGTGGATCTATTAAGGGTAAAATTTTTGGTAGAACAACAATCGCAAAGATAGCTGTTAATGCTATTATTCTCCGCGTCCATTGAAAACCAGTGTTCTCGTATTCTCTCGCCTCTTTAAATATAGCCGCTTGCTTGTCTGCTCTAGCAAGTAGCATTTTTTGCTCGGCTTGTTTTGCCTTAATGCTTTGTGACCAAATAGTCATAACTCCACCAAGCACGGTGGAACCAAGCATAGTGATCATCTCAAATGGTATACCCACTTAAGACCAGCCTAACTTCTCTTTTATCTTTTCTATTATGTTTTTAATTTTTTCTTTTACTTTTTCGATCATTTTTACTTACTCCTGCTTTGTTTAAAGCAATTGCTATAGCTTGTCGCCTATTCTTAACTTTTTTCTTAGATTTGCCAATATTTAATTTACCTTTTTTATATTCACGCATAACTTTAGCTACTTTTCCACGTTTTTTGTCGGTTGTTTTGCTAAGTTGTTGTCTAGAAATAGCCATCTTATTAATCGGTTAGATAACCAAAGTCTGTTAAAAGGTTTTGCATAGCTGGCTTATTTAAATAAGGAGCGCTTAAAGGGTCATCAAATTTTGATATGCCTTTTAGACCGAGATTGTACGCTGCAATAGCTTCAGGTGAAACAAACCCTTCCTCTAGTGGTTCTAAGTTAAGTCCAAATTCACCACTCTCACCTGCCTCTTGAAAGCCACTTAAAATATTTTCAGCCGCAGTTCTGCTTAAATCATAATCACCCACAACATCAAAGAAACCTGTCTCTTGAGGCATGCCTTGTGAAGGATTTACACCATAGCCGGGATCTTCAAAGGTTCCTTGTTGAATTTGAAAAGGACCAAAAGCTGTGGGTCTTAATCTTCCAAACCTATCAAATCTTTCATCACCCATTGGAAAATTAACATTGGTTGGCGTGCTACTGCTTTCGTTCATCATAAGTGCATCTAGGGCTCGGTCCATGGGTATTCCTGCCTGCACTGTTTTTTCTTGAACAGGTCTTTGAACTGGTGTTATTGCAGATGCATTAATTAACGCATTGTTAAATGTTTGTTGCATTTCATCGGGCAGTATTCCTTGTTCCGCAAAAAAATTAGTCGTTGTATCCATTGGATCTATCACAGGTGTCGTTGTAACCACTCCTGGGTCTACTATAGGCGTATTAAAATCGCTTAATGGTGCTGCATCACTCGTGATTGGCGTTGTTAACTCGGTATATACAGGGCCTCTTTCTATGCCTAATGCATCTAGAATATCCAAAGCGTTCGGTTGCTCTAGTGCTTGCGTTTCAACAGCGCTTTGATCTAAAAAGTCTCCAGGCAGTCCAAGGTCTCTAGGTGCAAACAAACTTTTAATGCCAGTGCTTATGTTTGGAGCTGCTATGGCCTCGGTAATTCTATCTATAATATTAAAATCATCCCTAACAAGATCATCATCCGGTGTGAACTTTGGGGATGTAAAATCTGTGTCTGGGGTAAACTCTTGAGTTAAAGGATTAAACTTTTGAAAAGTTCCTGTATCTGGATTTAAAGCAAACCCCGTTGTGTCCTCTGCTTGAGCTTTTTGAAAACCCCCAAAAAGAGCATTACCTAAGAAAGGAACACCTAAAGCAAGACTTACTATTCCTCCAAAAATATTTTGTGGTGAAAGAAAATCACTAACTTTTGATGGTAAAAACCCTTTAAACCCAGCTTTGCTTGGATTAGCCGCTAAATCTCGTTGAATTCTTTCTTTGTTTTTTTGAACCTGAATATTTTTATTTTGAATTACATCTCTTAGGTCACCTTTATATTTGCTAGTGTCCATTCCATAAGCTTGGTCTAACGCCTGCTGATCTAATTCTTGAAAGGCTTTGTCTTTGCCGGCCCCGCCTTTTTTCTCAGAATCAGATAAAGCTTTGCCATACGCCTTGTCACTAAAACCAAACTGATCCTTATCTGCCATTTAATTACCCTCGGTT